CGGTCGTGAGGCCGCCCCCTACATATTTTTTGCTTCCACCCTTTTTACTTCCACCTTTTTTACTTCCACCCTTTTTACTTCCACCTTTTTTACTTCCACCCTTTTTACTTCCACCCTTTTTACTAAACTTTCGCGTTTGTCTTTTTGATACTTTCTTTTTTAACGTACTTTGTCTCTTTACCATATACTATATAGCAAGATTTTTACTAAATTTATATGAATATAAGATTCATATAAATGATTTGATGTTGGTACTTTTATTTATTCAGTTTCTTCAGGTTCTTCTTCTTCAGTTTCTTCAGGTTTTGATTCTTCAGGTAGGTCTTTAAATAGTGAATCGAGTTTTTCGAGTTTTTCTTGATATTTTTCTTCATTATTATTTGCGGGTAGCTCTTCATAAGTTGGAACGTATTTTTTTACTTCTTCTTTATAATCTATTTTACGTATATCATCCTCCTCATCCGTGAAACTGTCCGGTGATTTAAGAAGATCAACTATGAGTTTGCTGTCAACAAATTCCTGAATATTAAATCCTAATACATTCCTTTCATAATCCCTTGGGGTGCTTCTTCTTGGATGTCTCTTATTCACTATATATTTATCTATATTCTCTTTCAAGTTATTCCGATTTGACTCTATCTTAGAAATGGCATAATCCAAAACAGTTTTGCCTTGATCATTCTTCACATTCACATCAGCTCCTGCCTTTATTAATTCTTTTATCATTTTCCTTATATCGTGATATAAATTATTACCAGCTATTACACTCATTAAAACGGTCATACCTCTATATATGGGTTCGGTTGGATTGGGATCTATTTTATTAGGATCAGCTCCATTTTTTGCTAAAAAAATTATTATTTGAGGATTCATTTCAAGACGGTCTTTAGCGTACATTAAAGCAGTGCGTCCATCTTTATCTTCCTGATTCACTTTCTTTATTACTTCTGCTTTTTCTTCTTCCGTCAGGTCAATATTATCGTTTATTGTTACAACAGTTGCACCTTCTCCGAACAGTCTAATCTTAGTGCCATTATATATGCCTGCAGCTTTCTCAAGAAGTTTTGCTACCAATCTAATCCACGATTCGTCCCACCTAAGACTGTAGTTTCTACATATTTCTGTAAAAGCTGCATCGTAATTTATATTCAACTCCTCTTTATTATTTGTTTTAAGATAGTCTTCAACTTCCTTTAAAAAATTATTAATTAAAATTTTATGAAGTAATTTCCATCGTTCACTTTTGATAAGATATTGTATTAATTCATTAATATTTTTCGCATCTATCGGTGTTCGAAGACCATCTCGGATACCACCCTGGATCTCGAAACGTGCTAACACTTTGTCTACTTCATTGTTATCAACTTCTTTTACTATTTTTTCACCGATTGACTTCAGAATTTTATTCCTCTCTGCCTCCTTTCTCGCCCTCTCATTCAGCTCCTCCACACTTGCCTGATAAAGACCCCCAACTAACTTTTTTTTGCTTCCACCTTTTTTACTTCCACCTTTTTTACTTCCACCTTTTTTACTTCCACCTTTTTTACTAAATTTTCGCGTTTGTCTTTTTGATACTTTTTTTTTTAACGTAGTTTTTCTCTTTGCCATATACCATATGCCAAGATTTTTTACTAAATTTATATGAATATAAGATTCATATAAATGATTTGATATTGATATTTATGGTTCTTGATATAGGTTTTTATCTTTTTTCTTTTTTTTTCTTTTTTTTTCCTATTTTGACAGAAGAAATACCAGAAGGAATATCAGAAGGAACTTCAAACTTATCCTTAACATTGTTTATAAACACATCAACATCGCCTTTAAGATAGTCTGTTGGTTGTTCTCTGAGGAATCCTTCGATTTGATTAATATGATTTGCATCTAAGGTATAATATAGCCCTCCTACCCCATTATCACTAGCTTTTATTTCTATAGTCTTTACTTTTCCTATGCCACTCATAACTAAATTAAGCCAAGGATAATCAGGAGATAATCGATTTGCCTGAACCTTAAACTTCCAATCTATAAAATTCCATTTTTTTCCCATCTTAATGTAATGAAGATAGGAAGCTGAGTCTTGATTCAATTGTGATAAATGTCCATAAATTCTTTTACTTTCCTCGGTGTTCACCTTTTTCAACTGTTTTTGAAATACCGTCGATTTTTTTATTGCCTTATCTTGTTCTGTAAGATATTCACTAAAAGGCTGTCCGCCTAGTTTTATTTTTCTTTGCTTACTTGCAGGTTTTTTCATAGACTTTCTTCCACCTTTTTTACTAAATTTTCGCGTTTGTCTTTTTGATACTTTCTTTTTTAACGTACTTTGTCTCTTTGCCATATACCATATGCCAATATTTTTTACTAAATTTATATGAATATAAGATTCATATAAAAATTAGAAATCAGCATTAAATTCAAAGACATCCCCATCAACCGTTTTGTTCGCCAATGCATATTCTGCATTTGTACGTTCAAAAAAGTTTACCTTGGATTCAATACTAATCAACTCCATAAAATCAAATGGATTACTAGAATTATAAATCTTGTCATAACCCAATTGCAAAACCAAACGATCAGCAACAAATTCAATATATTGACACATCAACTTCGAGTTCATACCAATCATACGGCAAGGAATCGATTCCGTAATAAATTCCTTTTCAATCTCAACCGCCTCTTTAATAATTTCATAAATACGCTTTTTATTTAATTTTTTTTGTAACTTACTATACATTAACACAGCAAATTCAGTATGTAACGCTTCATCACGAGAAATTAACTCATTCGAAAAAGTCAATCCAGGCATCAATCCTCGCTTTTTAATCCAATAAATGGATGCAAAAGAAGAAGAAAAGAAGATTCCCTCAATCGCAGCAAAAGCAACCAAACGTGCACCAAATCCACTTCGGTTATCATTCAACCACTTCTTTGCCCAATCAGCCTTTTTAGCAATACAATCATAATTTTGTGTAGCTTCAAGAAGCTTTGTTTTTTCTGTACTATCCTGAATATAAGTGTCAATCAATAAACTATACATCTCAGAGTGAATATTTTCCATAGCAACCTGGAAACCATAAAAGGCACGAGCTTCCGATACTTGCACGTCACCCATAAAGCGAATAGCAAGATTTTCAAGCACAACCCCATCGGATGCGGCAAAAAATGCCAGTACCATTTTTATAAATTTTTGTTCGTCAGCATTCAGCTTTTCCCAATCTTTCAAATCTTTGGATAAATCAACTTCTTCTGCTCTCCAAAAACAGTCAACTTGTCTTTTGTACATTTTCCAAATGTCATCATATTCGATGGGAAACATTACATAGCGGTTGTCGTCAGGTTTTAAAATTTTTTCTACACTAGAAGATTCACTCATTAGAGGCCCTAAATAATATAACAATTAGATTTTAATAGGTTTCAATAAAATAATTAATAGGGTAACTCTAATTATTTTTTTAATAATAGTTGCATCTAGTTACTACATACGAAAAGAAAAAATTTTATTTCAGTAAACATAATATTTCATCAATCCATTATTTTCAATCTATATGTTAAGATATGAATGAACTTAACAATTCTTTAGCCGTTCCGCAAGAGGAAAAGATGGGTTCTTTGAGAACAGACCGTAGACGAGGCAAAAAAAATAGAAAAATGATCGAAAGAGAAATGATGCAAGATTATATGGACGAATATGAAAACGATAAATCTCTAGCAAAGCAAAAGAAAGTATATGAAAATATGCAGTATTTATCTGCTAACGAAAAGAAAAAATTTGAAGATAAGTTTACGGAACCTAAAAACAATAGTCAAAATGACTATTTGCGTTTTTTGAGAAATAAAAACAAAAAGATTGTTGTAGCTACTGGACCAGCAGGAACAGGAAAAACACTCTTTGCTACAGAACAAGGTATTCGTAATTTTTTAACAAGTAATTGTGAGAAACTAATTTTTACTCGTCCATCCGTCTCTGTCGATGAAGATCTTGGTTATTTACCCGGTACTCTTGAAGAAAAAATGGCTCCCTGGGTTCGTCCAATTTATGATATATTATATAGATTTATTCAACCAAAGGAAGTTACGCAGTTAATAGAAGATAAAGTTATCGAAATTGCACCTCTTGGGTATATGCGTGGGCGTACGTTCAAAAATGCATGGATTGTTGCTGATGAAATGCAAAACTCTACGGTATCTCAAATGAAAATGCTTTTAACTAGATTGGGCGAAAACAGCCGTTTAGTTATTACTGGTGATTTAGAACAATATGATCGAATAAATGAAAGAAACGGATTAGAAGATTTTTTAGAGAAATTTAAAGGAAAACGTTCTTCCAGTATAACAAGTGTTGAATTTCAAAGACAAGATATTCAAAGAGAGGATGTTGTCAAAGAAGTATTAGATATTTATAGTTCTGAAAAAGAACCAGCATACATTTATTATGATGAATTAGAAGATAATTTGTAAAATAATTTCCTGTATTATATTATAATGAAATTATTTAAAAACCTTGCAAGCGGAAAAGTGTTCAAAAATATTATCCAAAGTAAAGTATTGTTATACTTTTTAAGTTTAGTTTCTATACTGAATGTTTTGTTCTTTGGTTACATTAAAGATTTTCAATCTGTATTTACTTTTTTGATTGTTGGATTATTAATGTCCTTTTTTAGCAACAATATGATTGTTATTTTATTAACTGCTATTGTCTTTACAAACTTGATCAAGTTTACACTTAAAATTCAACCCTCAAATGAAGGTATGGATAATATGAAAAAGAAGAAGAAAGTAAAGGAAAATATGGAAACAGAAGAAGAAGAAGATGATAGTGTAGTTGTTAGTGGAGACGATAAAAAAGAATTAGAGAAATTATTAGAAGATTCAACAAATTTGGAAGAAGAAGTTGAAGAAAATAAGGATGATTTAGATCAACAACAAAAGATGGAAATGTACAAAGAATTGAAAAAGGATATGATTGAATTTGAAGGTCTACAAAAATCAATTATGAATAACATGAAAGAAATTGACCCTCTATTAACCAGAGCAGAAACATTTGTTGAAAAATTTGAAGGTTATAAGGCAAAATTAGATTAATTAAATTTGTATTATAAATATATACATACATTTATAATATGAAAATTAAAGAAGGATTTGATTTTGGAAAAGTAATCGTAAAACCAGTTGATGACTTTGGTAAAGGAATTAAAAATAGTATGAATAAAACATTTTCTGATATAGGTAAAGATATTAAGAAAGTAGGTAAAGACGCCGGTAAAGGAATAAACAAGGGATTGGATGAAGCAAAAAAACCGTTTAAGGGAATAGAAAAAGCAATTAAAGACTTTGGTGATATTATTGTTCAATTTAGTAAATCTATTCCTCCAAGATTCGATAACGTATTTACTGGTATTGATCATATTTTTAAAGGAGTTTTCAAAGAAATGGACACGTTGGCCAAAAATATTTTTTATGCTATAGAACGTATTGGTGTGTTTTTATCATATTGCTTTGAATTTTTAGGTAGCTATTTACGCTGTGGTGTCAAATTTAGTATAAATATTGTGGATTGTATTTTTTATTATATTATTGACTTGCTTTGGCAATTGTTTTATTTACCTATAAGATTGTTTATGTGGATAATGTATATTTCAATTGGACTCGATTTCTACGTTATTGAAGATAGAACATATAATGGAATGAAAAGTTTAAGTAAACTAACCTTTTACTATTTTGGTTTTCATCTTGTATACTGGCCTAAAACAATCAGAGAGAAATGCTATACATGTATTCGATTAAAGAAAAAAGCAGTTCGAAGAGAAGCCAAGGTTGTGGATGATGCATTTAACAAAAAGATTCCTGCATCCTTTGGTGAGGGTAAGAAATTTTATAGAAAGGCTGATAGACACTTTAAAGAATTTAATAAGTGGCCAAAAGTAAGAAAAGCATCTCAAGTAAGATGAATTAAAAATATTTAATTAGAACAAATCAATTAAATAAAATGTAAAGATTATTTAACTAATGAAAGACAAAGATAAAAAAGTAAAAGAAAATTTTAAAGAAGGGTTAGGTAAATTGAAGAAAGCGGCAAGAAGCGTCAGGATTCCTTCTGCTTCCGACATACTGAAAGGTGTAGATTTTTCTGGAAAAGTAATTAAACCTATAAAAAAAGGTTTAGACGATGGACTTGTAAAGCCTGTAACAGATGGAACTAAAGGTATATTTGATGACATTAAAAAAGGTTTTGAAAAGGATATTGTTAAACCGTTTGAAGATAATTTAATCAAACAATTTAACCCAAGTAAAGGTATTGATGAAGTGATAGGGTTTTTCAGCAAAAAAATAGTTCCATTCTTTAAAAAATTACCACGTCGTCTAGAAGCAATCGGATTAGGATTTAAAGATGTATTTGTAGGAATTGGAATATCTATTGCTGGGTTAGGAAAAGGAATAGGATTAGGTTTCGAAAATATTGCCTATATGTTTGGAGATATTGGTGAACTTATTTCAACTTATATACAGTGCATAATTAAGATGTTAATAAACTTGCCGTTTTGCTTCTGGTTTTATGTTGTAAAAACTATTTTATACATTTTCTACTTACCATTCGTAATTTTATTATGGATTTCAAAAAATATTTTTGGTTTAGATTTTTATCAAAGAGAAAAGGCTGCTTGGAGAGTAATAACCGATTTAAGTTATCTATGTTATAGGTATACGGGTTATCATCTTATTTATTTTCCAAAACACATTCGAGAAAGATGTTTTGTTTGTATAAGATTAAAAGCAAAACGTATCGAAGATACTGCTGATGATATAGACAACGCATTTAATGAAAAATTACCTGCTATGTTAAAAGCTGGTCAAAAGATGATTGAAACTGCTTTTGATGGTGTAAAATAATCTTATGTATATATATAATGCCCAAAAAATGTCCACCTGGAGTAATATGTGTTGAAAACATTACATTAGTATTAATCTTTTTTATAATTATTGTTATGGGATATTTGTTTTATAGTCAACTCAAACGTGAAAATAAAGATATGATTCCAGCAACAAGCTCTTTATTTAACACAGAAGTCCGATTAAATCCTTTAGCCTCAATTTCTTCGCGAAATGATCCATTTAATGATCCTTATAGTCCACCACTCAAAAAAGATGGCTATTATCACCCTACTGATTCTGGAGATGTAAGAGGAGTGCCTGTTAATATACGAACAAGAGGATTAAACTTAGATTATGAACAAATGGGAATTTTAACAAGAATAGGGGGCGGAGATCTAATATTACCACTAATGGGAAGAAGAACGATGACTGGTAGAGACAAATATGAATATTACGCAATTTCAAATACTGGAAATATAAATACCAAATTACCTATCAGCGTGAATGGAAAAAGTTGTACTTCTGAATATGGCTGTGATGATATAAATAACGGCGATACTGTGTATGTTCAAGGGTATAATGATGCTTTTCAAGTAACGATGTACGAAAACAGCAATTTTAGATATATTCCTTATTTATAAATTATATTTTATATGAATAAAATATGATCTTTAGTATATAGATGTCATTTTTTTATCCAAATAAAGATAAATTTACAGATGGAAACATATCATACAATTATCCATTAACAAGTATTTATAAAAGAGATGTAGAAGAGAAAAAAACATACTCTGAAACGATGAAAAAGCCTAATAGTTATGTTGACATAGAAGGTGATCTTATAGATATTAAGGATGATTATTACATGATGGATTTTAAGGGTAGAGAAAATCAATTTCAAGATGTAAAAATCGGATCTAATACGTATTTTACAAAAAAAATATATCTATATGGAGCACTCCATAACAATATTAATGGTGTTTCAAACGATGATATCACAGGTGAAATCGTGATTGAACATACTGATCTTTCTCCTGAAAAGAAACGAATTTTTACTTGTTTTTTACTTAAAAATAGAGGAGATTATGTAGAAAACTCATTAGATAAATTAATTAATCTCTTAAAAAATAAAGATAATAATAAAGATGATACATTTGACGTAAGCTTAGAATTAAATAAAGATATACCTGAGCAGAAACAAGTTATTAGGTATGAAAACGCGTCGATTGATGCAAAGAAACATATTTATATATTTTTAGAACCTATTCTTGTCAATAGAGAGTCTTCTGAATTTTTAAAAAAATTAACCTATAAAACAAATCTGTTTTCAACAGAAGCACCCATGGATAAACTTTACTTGAAGGGTAATTTTTCTGCCAAAAGCAAGACCTCTGAAAAAGAATCATTTTCTGGAATGAATGTAATAGAAGGGATGGATAGTTATTATTTTGATTGCAATCCAGCCGGCGAAAGTGAAGAAACAACACCATCTTATGTAGTTCCCGTTGACAGCAAATATTCAGAATCAAAAGCAAAAAGAGATAGTTTACAAGTATTTGTACATTTATTGGTATTTGCTATCATTTCTATTGTTATATTTTTTACTGTTCCGCCAGTATATAAAACACTTGTTATTGATTCTTTTATTAAAATAACCCCAAATGATCGAATCAACGTTTTTCAAAAAGTATATGGCTTTGATTTAATAATGGTTATTTTAATGGTATTTATTGTATTTTTATTTATGATTGGATCTGGTTTAAACTTACCTTTATTTTTCTTTGCCGGAATAACATTACTTCTCATGTCTATGATGACTACTGGTGTTATAATGTTTGCTAAGGGCAGCGACACATTTTGGAAAGTAAACGATAATTTAAAAATCGATAAACCAACAACAAAAGATTATCAAGAAATCGGAATCGGTGAATTAGCAACTATTCCTAAGATGATTATTGAAATGTGGAGTAATAATAGCTATAATCATGCAAGTTTGGCGCTTTTTATCATGTTAAACATTATAGCAATTGCAATTTATATTCCTATTAGTATACAAAAAGGAATTAAGGATGATCGTATTGCACTTATTGCAATTACAAGCTTTTTGTTAACTCTTCCTTTTTATTTTGTTGGAATAATTTTTGAAACAGCAACAACAACCGGAACACCTGAATAATTAAATATTATAAATTACATTTCTTATAATATTTATACTTTGGATGCACTTCCTACATCTTCAGCAAGAGGTAAGAAAGAGCTAGATGTAAACTTAATGGGTTCACTATGTCCAATAGGAGCCATCTTATCAACTACCTGTTCTTCTAATGTATCTTTCTTTTCAGGATTCATTTTCTTCATTTTTTCGTCTTTTTTTACTTGTTCTTCAGTATGTTCCATAATAGTCTTATCTTTATTTGTTACATTGCAACTACGTTTAAATAATTCATACGCAACAAATATAAACAATACAGCAATCACAGGATGACTATAAAAGAAAAGATACACAGCAACAACAAATACGAGCAACATACCCAAAGAAGAATCAACACAGAATGCTAATACTTCGGGAGTTTCAATAGGCAATACTAAGTAAAGAATAAATAGCACTAATATTACTGATTCCATCTTAGTAGGAACCTTTACAGGTACCTTTTTCAACAATTTTTGAAAATCCATTTATAAAATACATATATATATTTATTGCGTGTAGAAAATTGAAATATGCTAAATAATTTATATAATTTATATAATAATGAAAAAACACAATCGATCCCCCATTAAAAAAGAAGAACCCTTCGTATTAACACAATTGTATAAAGACAAAATAAAAGAGAATTCTTATTTGGGAAAAAAAGGATATACTATCCTCAAGTCCGCACTTCATGAAAATGATTATAAAACGTTGAAAAAAGAATTATTTGTCAAACCTATGATCTTTAATATGTATGGAGGTAAAGATGTAGCAGAAGTGCAATCGTTTCCGGTATATAGAGAAAATATGAACAAAATGTATATACCTCGTTTTTATGGAATACAACGTTATGGAGTACCAGATAAAGAGAAAATGCAGTTAGGAGATACGATCGAGCTAGCGTTTCCTAAATCTTTACGCGACTATCAAGAACACATCGTAGATGTATATATGAAATACGTAAACACCACACTAACGTCGTCAAGTAATAAAAAGGGAAATGGTGGTATACTTGAAGTACCATGTGGAAGAGGCAAAACAGTCATGGCTTTAAAAATTATTTCTTTATTACAAAAGAAAACTCTTATTATTGTTCATAAAGAATTCTTTATGAACCAGTGGATAGAACGCATAGAAGAGTTTTTGCCAGGTGCGCGGGTGGGTAAAATACAAGGTCCAGATTTTGATATTGAAGATAAAGATATTGTCATCGGTATGATCCAAACATTATACGACAAAGAATATCACGAAAATACATTTTCAAGTTTTGGATTAACAATTATTGATGAAGTACATCGTATCGGTAGTGAGCAATTTTCAAGAACACTCTTCAAAACAATCACACCGTATATGCTGGGTATATCTGCCACAGTAGAACGAAAAGATAAACTTACAAAGGTATTGTATATGTTTATTGGTAATAAAATTTATGAAGAAAAACGTGAAGACGATGAAGAAGTTCAAGTGCGCGCAATTACCTATCAATCAGGAGACGAAGAATTTAATGAAACGTCTTTAGATTTTCGTGGAAATCCAAAATACAGTACGATGATCACAAAAATAAGTAATTATAATCGACGAAGCAACTTTATTATTCAAGTATTAAATGATTTACGTAATCAGAACAGTAAAAAACAAATCATGATTCTTGCACACAACCGTAGTTTACTCACTTACTTTTATGATGCTATTAATCATAGAGAAGTAGGAACGGTCGGATATTATGTAGGTGGTATGAAAAAGCAAGATTTACAGACGACTGAAACAAAGGAGATTGTATTAGCCACTTATGCGATGGCATCAGAGGCATTAGATATCAAAACCTTATCAACGTTAATTATGGCTAGTCCTAAAACCGATATTACACAGTCTGTTGGTCGTATACTACGAACGAAAAATCAGCAACCAATTATTGTTGATATTATCGATTGTCATGATATTTTTCAGAAACAGTGGGCACAACGAAAGCGTTTTTACAAAAAATGTAATTATAAAATATTTGAAACCAATTCAAATATTTATAAAGATATGGATATGAATAACTGGAAATGTGTATTTATGCCGAAAGAAGTAAAAAAACAGCAAAATGTCGAAGAAACCGAAGAATCAATATGTGAAGAAGAATGTGAAAAACCCACATGTTTATTGGATGCAAGTGTATTTGCTGATCTTTAATCTTCTGTATTTAGAAAATGAACAAAATCTAAAACGTTCAAGTATCTTAATATTTTAAATCCATAGTCAAGTGCTTTTTTTAAGTATTTGTTATCTTTTTCTTTTCTGTTGATTTTATACCTAAATCGTATATTATTTCCAGCGAATTTTCCAATCAATCCATTTTCTATTAAAAACTCTAATTCACTATAATTTAATTTTTCATAATTATAAATATACCTATTGTCCCAATCACCATAATTATATCCTAAATTTCGGCATACTTTTAATTTAGATTTATATAAAGTAAGTACTTGCTTCCGAATAGTTGGGGTCATCTATAATACCATAGTTTATTTATTTAAACATTTTTAAAAAAGAAGAAATTAGACCTTTCTTAGCTGTTTTCTTTCCTTTTTTACCACTTTTCTTAGCAGTTTTTCCCTTCTTCTTGCCATATTTCTTGGCAGTTTTCTTTCCCTTCTTACGTTTTCCACCTTCCATTTTATGAGGTTCTCCTCCGGTAGCAGTTGTTTTTACATCAGGTAATACTGGTTTCCCTTCAAGTTCACTAAAAGACAAATTAGCCATTATATATATATATTGTTGAGATATTATTGTGATATTATTGTGATATTATTGATAATAATCAGAAACTAACTTATTAATATGTACTACTTTGGCAAATTTATCAGCTACTTTCATAGGAACCCATTTTTTAAACTTTCTCAAAAATACGCATTCCATAGGAAGAAATTTGGTCAAGTCCACATGTTTATCTAAAGCAATATTTTGAAAATCTTCTTCGTCTTCACTTTCTTCAATATAATCTAAATTCTTATTTTCACGAATGTTTCGAAATAAAGAATTCATGTATACACTCTTTTTATAATTTGGAATGTAACCAATATTATAGTACACATTTGCCTTGTGCTTTCCAAATGCATACAGATGGTAGACATCATTCTGTAAATCAGGATTCACCAAAAACACAGTTGAAAATTTATGTTGAGGTCTTGTAAAATCAAAAGTATATTTTTTATAATATTGTGTTGGAACAGACTTTTCTTTACTTGGTCCAAGCTGCAATTTCTTTGTAATTGTAATATTTATATATGGAATGGTAACATATAATGAACGGTATTGCAAGTGATGCACTTCATATCCTATTTTGGATGCTGTTTCTGGATTTATACGGGTTGCAAATTCTTCTTGCTCCTTATGTCTCCAAAAATATGGTAAATAAAAATGAATCTCTTTTTTATTGTATTTTATTTTATTGATTGTTTCAAACATTTCTTTTTGAATATACATTCTCTCTTTCAACTGCAATTGTTTCAAGGGGACTCCTTGATAATAATAAATATCTTCTACAATAAAATGATTTTGTTCTTCTAAAAATGTGCCATATAATAGCGTACCTAATGAAAATTGCTGATCCCCAAATGTTGTTATACATGTACCTTTTACTATTACTTTGTCTTTGCTCAATTCCAATAAATAACAAACATCTTGATTACGATGAAACGTATACCATACATAATACTTTTTTCCTAGAGGAATAGCATAAACTATGTTATAATCTGTACAAACTTTCTTATGCATCATCGTCTCATAGGAAAGTTCAAAAACTGGAAATCTATTTAATAATTTTGTTAACTGATAAGAAGTAAGATCCATAACTATATGTCTGATATATGTTTAAATTATTATATTAAATCAATTTTTAGAGAAATCATTTAATTCTGCAGTAAATATATACTTACATGAAAAAGAAACAACTTTTCTTGTTATTTGTATTCATTATTTTTCTTGGATTTATTTTTTATTTATTTCAAACTACAAAAGAAGGTATGCAAAATAATTATACAGCTATTATTGTAGAACCAAGAGAACATAAAGCATTATATTTTGTATTAGAAAATGCATTAACTAATTTGGATGAAAATTGGACCGTCGTTATTTTACACGGTACACAAAACAAAGAGTATTTAGAAAATCTATGTGATCACGAATTGAAAGATTATAAATCAAGAATCAAAATGCATAATTTACAGGTAAAAAATCTTTCGTTAGAAGATTATAATCAATTATTAACTTCCAAACACTTTTACGATTATATTCCAAGTGAACATTTTTTAATCTTTCAAACAGATTCCATTATTTGTAAATCTTTTAATAATTATATTTATAATTTTTTACAATTCGACTATGTTGGTGCTCCGCATAAAAATTGGGTTGGAAACGGTGGATTGTCTTTACGAAAAAAAAGTAAAATGTTAGAAGTATTACATAAAGATAATCGTAAAGAAAACGAGAACGAAGACGTATTCTTTACGAAAAAAGAACATGAATTGAAGTTACCTGATGTTGAAACAGCTAATAAATTTTCAAATGAAGGATTATATAGTGATGATAGTTTTGGTGTTCATAAACCGTGGTGGTATTTGAATGAAGATGAACTGAGAAAAAAAAATATGAATTGTCCTGGTCTCAATAAGTTAATAGAACTTAATAAATAATATATAAACAATAAAAGTTATATATTATCATGTTAATCCGCTACGTTTTAAATGCAAGTATATTATTTTTCTCTATGCAGGTTCTACTTTTTATAAATTATTATGCAAAAAATATATTTTTACAACATTTGTATAATTCAGACTATATACATTTCGATGTTTGGAGCTTAGTACATGTATTGTCTACTTGTACATTAGCAATTTATTATCCTTATAGATTAGATATAACTAGTTATTTAAATTTTGTGTTAGGTTGGGAATGTATTGAAAATATTATTTTACCATCAACATCAAATTATTTTTCTTTTTGCAAAGAGACACCACAAGATATGGTGGTGGATTTAGTTGCAGCAATTCCCGGATTATTTATATTATACATAAAAAATTTAAAAAATATTTAAAAATAAGTATATTCTTATTAAGCTGTATCCATAAACTCGGTTAAATCATTTTCTAAATTTTCTTTGACTTCTTCTGTAAATTCTTGTTCTTTTGTAGATTTCTTTATTTCTTGAACCAAATCATTATATTTATTGATTTGATTGTTGACCATATCTTTTTTCTTTTTTGTACTAAATTTATTTACGATGAAGTTCCATAATAAATGAAATACATAAATAATCAAAATAGATGCTATCACGTTAGATATAATATATAGTGCAACCGTCATATATTTATTTTTAGAAAAGGATATATTTATTTAAACTTACTTAAATAGAATTTAAAATCTAAAATATATGACTCAGTTCGTTGTTATTGAAAAAAGTGGTTCTATTAAAGAAGTAAAAGTAAAATCAGTAAATGAAGCAGAATTTTATAAAAAAGCTGGTTTTAAAAGTGATTCTCATTTTAAGTTGCAAACAGAATGGAATGTTGAAGTAAATAATAAAAAATATAATGTATGTTTGTATGGAAAAACACAAGGCCGTGCAGGTCAAGAAAATAAATACGATTTTCCACCACCTGTTGATAATACGTTATTTTTTGGAAACTGTTTACTTGTAAATAAGAAGAATAAAGAATTTACTTCTTTATTGTCTGATGAATGGAAACAAATTTATAATCACTTATTCCAAGGATTTGAAGATATTGGAGAAGAAGACTCTGAAGAAGAAGATGAAGATGAAGATATTCCAAAAACAAAAGACGGTTATGCAAAAGATGGATTTGTCGTTGACGAAGATGAAGAAGAAGAAGAGGAGGATGAAGAAGAAGAAGTTGAATTGGATGAAGAAGAAGTTGAATTGGATGAAGAAGATGAAGAGTTGGAAGATGAGGATGATGACATAGACGATGTAGATGATGGAGATGATGAGCCTGAAAAACCTATCGTAAAAACTAGAAAATCAAAACGTATTCAAAAAAAGCAGAGTGAAAATACAATTTTTCATTTTGACACAGAAGAAAATGAAGAATTGGATTATACAAGTGAGCTTGAAGAAGAAGATTATATTTAAATATAGTCTAAAATCTCGCGAATCATATCAACCGGCAGTTCAGTATTTTCTAATAAAAGAGACATCATATATTGCATTCTTTTATCAATAATTTCTTTGGTTTTTTCTAAAGTAATTATTACCGTTTTAAAATATTTCTTTTGACAATCATTAAATACCTCTTGATTTTTAATTAGTAAGTTTAATTCTTCAATTATTTCATTTGATTTCAAATAAGTAACGTATAAGTATTTCTTTATGGTTAAATATTTAGATTCAATATTAATCTGTATTTGTTGAATATATTTATTTATTTTTAAATATAATGATCGAATAACCTTTGACCTCTTATATTTTACATCTGGATCTAGTTCTCTATCTGTGCACTTTCCTTTAGATATCTTTTTTAATTCTGCCGTTTTTAACCTTACATAATAACAAAAACTAGGCGAAATTGTGTCGGGTGCATATATAATTGTTTTACATATTCCATATCTTTTTATAGATTTCATACTGCGGTTTTATTTAAGTATTCATTTAATTAACGAAATATCAATTTTTTTAATTAAATTATAATTTTTTTAATTAATTTTTAAACAACATTTTCAAAATATCCCTAGGACCTTGTTTCTTTTTCTTTTGTGTCTTCTTCTTTGTTTTTGGTTTTACTGTTTTCTTAGGCATCGTTTCTTGTTTTTTAAGCAATTCTTCTTTTGAATTCACTATTTTATCATCTAGTTTAATAGGACTATAATTCAAAAACCACATTTCGTATTCACGTCCTGTGCGATCATTTTTCAATAACTTAAATTGTTCGGCTTTTTCGGCTCTCATGCTCTTTAATGTTGGCTGTTTTCCAATACACTCTAAAGAATACCTTTTCATAATACCAGCATCATTCAATCTATTTTTTTCAATCAAATCATATAAAAAAGCTGACATGCAAAGTAATCGATTATTATCATACTGAGGTAATTCAGAGTACACAAATGCCAAATAAAATGACAAAATAGTATCAATAGTGGCTACATGGATATCTTGTTGATTGTATTCAACAATATTGTAATTATGACAAGCAATCGGTTGATAAATATAAACTAACGGCAAACTGCCTACCTTCACTTCTACATGAAAAGGAATCAATTCTCCAATATTTTCATGTTCTATTATTTTGACTTTATTAATATTATTTCGCTTTAATTCTTCTTCAATAATAATAGCCATTTTTTTAGGATCTTCATCCAATACATCAAAATCAGGATTTCCAAAATTCTTATCCTTTTCGCTTTTATTCACAAATTTATTATATAGGTTTGCTGCATATCCTCCAAAAAATACTGCTTCATTATTAATAAGCGTATCTCGCACTAAAGCATATGCATTTGTATATTCTTTATTCTTATTATTGACTTTTTCTGAAAAATCAAGACCATGACATTTTTTATCTGCTTTCAAAGGGAAATGCTTATTTAACAAATTTAATCGCTTTAATACTTTTTCCCAGCGGCTTACATCTCCTTTAGGACGAGATAATTCTAGATACATAGCCATACGCAAATAATTTGGGGGACAATAATGAATTCCAGCAATCTTAATTGATTCAACTAAAATCTTTTCAAATAGTTGAGGATGTAAAGAAGTAATATCAGCTACAGGAATGTAGTTAACAAACACTTTAAATGTACCCATATGTACTCCCGCCTTAGCTTCTACATCGTTGTATCCATTTTCATAAAATATATTTGCTAATTCCTTTGCATCATCAAGCGCACTTGGTGAAAAGAAATCATAATCCGGGATTTCAATATCTTTTTTATAAAACTGGTCTTGTTTTGGTAATATATTATTAATAGCAGTACCTCCATAGCATATTAATTTCTTATCTTTAATAAATGTTTCAACAATAGTAATCATATTCTTTACGTCATCATTATTTACCATATCTCGACCCTGAATCTCCTCTGTATTATCGATTGCTTGACGAATAATTGCTAGTTCACAGTCGTCAAAGGTCATTTTTTCATTACATGTTTTGCTTTGAAATTTAGATTTTTTATATGGTCTTTTTTTTGTATATTGTTTTTTTTTCATATATATATTAAAATTATATATAAAATTAAGATTGGGCCTTTCTTTTTTGTAAATAATACATCATCACACCCATAGGAACAATACCATGACTGTTTTGGTTAAATATATCTTCATAATCTTCTAATTCTTCTCCGTTTACATAAAATTTTACAGGGAAAATTTGAATACCAAATTTATAAATAGTATCAACAACATCTACATTATATTTTTCTAAATTAGGCATTACCATTTGAAATTTTTCTAAATCAGTTGTGTAAGAATCATCACTAATTTGTATTGATGAACCTGGATGATCAACAATATTTGCCAAAGAATGCATGTTTAGATTTTCACTTCCACTTTCCAAATTAGTTAATTTATACAACTTTTCACTATAGTCTTTATAATCTCTTCGGATCGTTTTATCTATAACAATAACTACTTTACCCATAAGTCTTTCTAAAAGTGTATCACTTGTTACTTTTCCATTAAATTTACGTCCGGCAAGAGCAGATTCAATATTCTTGGCTACAGCTTCATAAATATTTGTATCATTCGACTTTATGCGTAAATGAATAAAAAGAGGATCCTTATTGTTTGGCGAGTCTTGTGAAAAAGCATTAGAAACAATCGAATTAAATATATCAACCAATAAAATACTATTTTCAGTATCAATAGATGTTAATTTATAATCGGTTGTATAAGCAACGCGTGGACTGAATGTTTCACCTTCCTTAATGTAAAATACTTCAAAATCTAAAAATCGACATCCTCTTGATAAAACTTCATTCACCATGTCAATACTTACATAATTTCCTGTAACAGCGCTATTTAATGAAGATTTAATACAATAATCTTTTATTGGAAACTTCGTAACGTCTTTATCTATGTTTCGAATGCGTAACTCTTTTTTATTGCGTTTATTTTCATCGTTTAATTTACCTACTTCAAAATCCGCACCTTCAGGCAAGTCAAAATTTTCAATAGTATCTCTATTTCTTAGCATATAAAATCGATACCCTATATAAACAATAAGAATTATACATATTCCAATCAATATATATTTTTTATTGAACATTCTATATATATAATTAAGTAATTAAATATAATAGAAATATATATTTAAATTAAACAAAATGGCTGGTGGATTACTAAATATTGTTGCTGTCGGAAATAATAATTTAATATTAACAGGAAACCCAAGTAAAACGTTTTTTAAAGTTACTTATTCAAAATATACTAATTTTGGATTGCAAAAATTTAGAATTGATTATTCTGGATTGCGAGAACTCAGACTTACAGAACCTTCAGTATTTTCTTTTAAAATTCCTAGATATGCTGATTTACTAATGGATACTTATTTGGTTGTTACATTACCTGATATTTGGAGTCCTGTTTATCCCCCATCGAATGCTACAAACCAACGATGGATTCCATACGATTTTAAATGGATCAAAGATTTAGGTACTCATATAATTGATGAAATTGAAATTACATGTGGATCATTTGTATTACAAAAGTTTTCAGGTGAATATTTAGCAGCTATGGTGGAAAGAGATTTTAGTAAAGAAAAAAAAGATTTATTTTATCAAATGAGCGGAAATGTTCCTGAATTGAATGATCCTGCAAATTCTTTTGGTAGAACACGCACGTATCCTTCTGCTTCTTACACAACAAATGTGAATGGTGCTGAACCTTCTATACGAAGTAGACAAATTTACATTCCAATTAATAATTGGTTTACATTAAATAGCAAGTGCGCATTTCCTTTAGTAAGTTTGCAATATAACGAATTAAATATTAAAGTTACTCTACGATCTATTCAAGATCTATTTGTAGTAAGAGATGTATTAGATACACAATATAACCATCCGTATGTAAGAGCAGACTTTACTGTTGACAGATTCCAAATGTATCGCTTTCTTCAAACACCCCAGTCTGGATTTATTAAAGCTGAAGATTATAGTAACAAGATTTCCACTTGGAATGCAGATGTACATTTATTGTCTACTTATTGTTTTTTAGATGAAGATGAAATTCAGCGTTTTGCAAAAGAAGATCAAGTATATTTAATTAAGGATATATATCAATATAATTTTGAAAATATAACAGGAAGTAGACGTGTAAAAATAGAAACGAATGGCATGGTATCAAGTTGGATGTGGCATTTACAAAGAAACGATGTTAAAATGCGTAATGAATGGTCAAATTATACAAATTGGCCATATGATTATTTACCTTATAATATACGCTTGGCACCGATTGAACCACTCCCTGGAACAGAAATAGATTTATCATTCGGAATAGGTATTCACCCTGGTTTGATTAACAACCTCAATTCAGGTATTACTATTACAGGTGACTTTTTTAGTGGAAATAAAAAAGAAATATTAGAAAGCTTTGGTATTTTATTAAATGGAGAATACAGAGAAAATTCTTTACATCGGGGAATATATGATTATGTTGAAAAATATACACGTACACCAGGGTATGCAAAAGATGGAATCTATTGCTACAACTTTTGTTTAAATACTGACCCTCACGAATATCAACCTTCCGGGGCAATCAACCTAAGTAAATTTAAAAATATTGAACTTGAAGTAAAAACGATTTTACCTACTATCGATATGTCTAACTCTGTAGTTGATATTGTTTGTGATCAATCTGGTGTACCTATCGGAATAAGAAAAACAAATTATCAACTTTATGATTATAATTACAACCTTACCCTATTTGAAGAAAGATATAACGTAATATCATTTATTGGTGGAAATTGTGGTTTGCTTTACACAAGATAATTAAGTTACAAAATATCAAAATATTATAAGTGAATATATTATAATATTTAATGGAAAATAAATCAAATGTAAACAAAAAGAAATTTAGAAAAGATAAAATGAATGAAGATCTTGATACTGCTTTGATGAATGATAAAATTAAAAAAATAAAAAAACGAAAGCAAAAGAATAATTTTAAAAATATAGAAGAATTTGATACCCTACATAATCGAGAAGAAGATGAACCTATTCATAAAAAAGAAGAAGAAACCGTTACGCCTGCAAGTATTAAAAATAAAATTTTTGAAGTGTTTGATTCTTTTTTAAATACCAAAGAAGAGATGCGAGGGTTTAGTAGAGACGATTACGAAGGTTATGATAATGTATATGAAGGAGCAAGATCTGATTTTGATCCAAGAAATTGGTTAATTCAAGCGATCGAAGCTGTTTATAATTCATTTAATGGAGTTAATACATGGATAGCAAAAACTATTGTTGACAACTTAAAAATGCCTGAAAAAACATATAAAAAATATAATAATAAAGGAAGTTATAATTACAAAAATAAAGTCAAAGATGACAATAATGATATCGCAATTATTAGAGAACAAGTTGTATGGTTACTGGCTATTGTTTTTTCTATGTTTGCTGTATTAAATTGGTACTTCATACTTTATTATAGTAAATATGAAGATATTGAAATTACAAGAATCGCAAGAAAAACATTATTGGAAATGAGCTCACCAGAGAATGGTCAGGTTGTTTCACATATGGCTAAGTTTATATTCTTCATATTTGAATTTGCTGTCTTTTTCGTTGAAATGTTTAATGATTTTTTAATTTTATTTTTTCCCAAAATTACCATGTTTTTCTTAGATGGTCGTACTAACTTTTTATTGTTATTTATAATCTTGGTGTTTGCTTTTAAAAATTTTGGTAAATTCTTCAAAAACTTCTTAATTGACCTGTTAACAAACGCGACTGATAATTATTATATTAATATCATGTATGCTATATTGTTTATTGAATTCTTCGTTTCAGTAGCGGAAGGACCAAAAACGATTGGTGTTCCAACTGTTGATGAAGACCAAATTAGAACATTCATGGCAAGTCTAGCAAATCCTCTATTATTTATTCTTGTTTTAATTATTCGATTTATGATAATTATGATTGTGAGTGTACCGGTAGGTGGTTTGATGATAGGTGCTTTATTTTTATATTATTCATTTTTTGGAATTTTACATTATGTTGGTTCTGAACGTTGGTTTTCAACAGTTGAACATATATTAGATTATGCAAAAAATGCAGAAAGTAAATACAAGAGCGAAAAATATTGTAATACAAATGCATTTTACATGCTACTACTAAAAATACTGCAAATTATTTCAACTGTTTCAAGCTTGTTATATTTATTTAAATATTATTTAGCATTTATCATAATTTTTATTGTATCTGCAATTATTTTCTACAATAAGTTATCATTAACTCCTAGTATTTTTGGTAATACCAGTTTTAAAGTATTCATGTCATCATCATCTGGTTTCATGACTCTACCATTAGTAACTTTCATGTTTGCTTATATGCGTGATAATGAAGAATTGCGAGAAATATTATCCTTTGCTAAAACTAATATGATGAATGTATTCAAAGATAAAGAAATTCCACAAAGTGAAAAACCCGAAATATATGAAAAATTCACTTCCAAATCAAAATCTATATTTGAATCTATGAATAAAATTATTCAGGAAGGAAGAAAACAACGAGATAAAAAGGAGAATGGAGGCGGAGATTATGATGATGATGGTGATAGTATAGATGAAACGAATGAAGAAGGACCTGATGGCGAAGGAGCCGAAGAAAGAGCCGACGAAGGAGCCGACAAAGTAATCGATATAGAAGAAATCAATATAAAAGAGAGAAAGAATAGTAACGATGAATAAATTTTAAACAATAATGAGTAAAATAAACTTAAATATTTTTCATTATTATATTATTAATGAAAAATAAAAAGAATACACAATATCCCCTAGTATCTGTTTGCACACCTACATTTAATCGAAGACCTTTTATACCAACTATGTTTGAATGTTTTCGTAATCAAGATTATCCAAAAAACAGAATCGAATGGATTATTGTCGATGATGGAACGGATAAGGTAGAAGATCTAATATTAAAAAGTGAAATTCCTCAAATACGATACTTTTCTTTAGAGAAAAAGATAGCTTTGGGTGCAAAACGTAATTATATGCATTCAAAAGTACAAGGAGATATTGTTGTTTATATGGATGACGACGATTATTATCCACCTGAGCGAATATCACATTCTGTTGAAATGCTACAAAAAAATAAGGATGCATTATGTGCAGGTGCAAGTGAAATCTATATATTTTTTAAACATATTCAAAAAATGATACAATGTGGACCATATGGACCGAATCATGCAACTGCTGGAACATTTGCCTTTAAAAAAGAATTACTAGCACAATCAAAATATGATGAAGATGCAGCTATTGCTGAAGAACGGTCCTTCCTAAAAGACTACACAATACCATTTGTTCAGTTAGACCCATTAAAAACAATTTTAGTGTTTTCCCATGAACATAACACATTTGATAAACGAAAAATGTTTGAAAATGCGCATCCACAATATTTCAAAGAGTCTCCCAAAAATGTAGATAGTTTTATAAGAAAAAAAACAGAAAATAAAATTAAGAACTTCTTTTTGAAAGATATCGATGACAAACTTAAAAATTATGAACCAGGAGAACCTAAAATGAAACCCGACGTATTGAAACAGATTGTTGAAATTGAAAAAAAACGAGACCAAATGATTAAGGAAGAAATGGAAAAACAAAAAGCAAATGGACCTATCATGTTACAGCAACCTGGACAATCACCTATACAACTCAACAACGCAGAAGTTGTATCAATCATGTCAAACCAAATTAATGACTTACAAAAATTATCAACCGAAAAACAGCAATTAGAATATATGGTAAAGTCATTACAAGAACAATTAATCAAAAAGACGAAAGAATTAAAAATCGCAAAAGAAACAATCAAATTGTTGAAAACACAAAATGAACCAAAATTAGACGAAACAACAAGTCCTCAAAAAGGGTTTACACGTATACCTATAGAAATTGTTGAAGAATCAAAACCGGAAACAAAAACAAAGAGTGAACCTGAGATTTCAGTCGTTATAGAAGGTGATTAATATATTTTTATTAAAACATATTAATAAAATCAAAGTATAATATATATGAATATAATTATAGTTTTTTTGTTATTGAATCCATTCGTATTTGCATTTTTTAATAATAAAAATGAAATACAAGGTAATGTTGGATTCGGAAAAGTACCTGAATATATAAACCCGATATTAGACAATTTTTCTCACCAAATAGATTTAATAACAAATGAAGAACATATGAAACATATTTATATATCTGAGTTATCTACTTCATTAAAGAATAACTTTCAATCTATAAAAAATGATTCTTTTTGGTATCAATTAGCAGAAAATAATCATTCGAAAGTAGTTCATATTGACGGAATGGAAGAATTATATTATTCAAACCCAAAATTTAAAAATAATAATAATATGATAGGACTATATGGCTCAACAAACAATCTATATCTTCATCGGGATTGTGAATTTATTTGTACATTCCCAAATGTAAAGGTATATCGAGTTTTGATTGGATTATCAAATAATGAAAACATGATAACAAATATTCCTTATGCAGATTTGAATCACAAATTACAAAAATATGATTACTTATTTTTTGACTACTCAAGAACCCATCATCAAGTCTTAAAAGATAATACTCATTCGGATAACAACGCAAGAAAAATGATAAAAATTCATTTTATGATAATTGACGATTCTACATCAGAATTTACTGAACTATTTTTAAAAACATACTTCAAAACATATAATTCTATATTTCGATTTTGGAGTAATATGGGATTAGAACCAGAAACATATTCTCAATTTTTCTTTGGTCTTTCTAATGAATTTTTTTACACATCATATATAACGCAAGTTGTTTCTTTATTATACCTGTTTTCTATACTCCATATGTATATTGCTTATAATATTGACTTCAAAGCTAAAAATATCTTAAAATTTATAGGTTACCCATCATTATCTATTTTTACTGTGTATTGTAGTATTGTATTTCTCTATTGGTCTCGTTATAAAATATATGATATTAGATAATCTAGACATCTATCTCATCTTCCATGTCTTTTTTAATATTTTTATCCAAATATCGATACATTCGTTTTATATCTAATTTATTGATATTATAATCTTCAAATAATTCTTCAATCTCATTCATTAATTCTTGATTATTACAAAAATCGCCTTCAAAAAATAGACGTAGTTCTTGAAAAAAAGATACCACATCCTTTTTATCCATATCTAATTCTTGGCATAAATTATAAATAAACAACATATTATTGTATTCGGTTGAATATTTTGTTAATACTTTTGTAAATCGCACTTCTTCTGGAAAAAATGTATTTTTATTTTCTGGAAAATTTTCATGATAAATCTTATTATTATAAAATGTTTTCATTAATGAACTCATCTCATTAAATTGCCAAATTTGATTCTGAAAAGTAATACGATCAATATAATCAGCAAATCCAATATTTTGTAAAATTTTCAAATACACAGGTATTGTTTTTGACAACGAGAACTTGTAAAAATTATCAACAATATTTTCATGCCATAAAAGAGCTATGATTGTTCTATCTGTTTCATTCAATACTTTATTATGCTTATTTAAAGGTACATATTGATTTATTAACATTTGTGTTGTTTTCTTTGCGTCATCGTTAAAATTTTTTGTTTTGAAAATATTCATCAACGAAGAATCCAATATATCTTTTTTGTTTTTCATTAAATAAAAGATAGTATGCAACTTTCGAATATCTCCTTGTGCATAATCAATACAAATCTTTTTATTTTCATGACTTATATTTGGAAATTCTATATTTATAATTTTGTCCATTTGATTACTAGTCGGTGCTTTTAATTCATATGTATTACATACTCTGATAAGCTCTTTGATTTTTTTATCTATATAATAATTGCCAATACAAATAATAGGATTCATCGTCATGTTTTCCATTTTCTGTTTTCTTGTCTTTTTTTGTCTTATAATCTTAATCAAAGCACTAATACCACCCTTATCTCCATTATTCATTCCGTCTATTTCATCCATAATAATAGCAATTTTACGTTCTTTATTTTTCATCATATCAAGTACATTTCTGTTTGATATATTATTACTTGTGATTGTTTCAATTAATGATTTATTACGCACATCTCCTGCATCATATTTTATAATATCATAATCCATTTCTTTCAAAATATTTGTAATAAAGTGGGTTTTGCCACATCCTGAAGAACCATATATGTAAACGCCTTTTTTAAAAGTTATATCCTTTGACCTGTCTGAAAAATCTCGCAAAAAAGTTTTTATTTCATTTTCTATATGTGTTCTCTCAAAAATAATGTTATAATTCATAATATTACTATAACATTATTTATTTATATATTGTTTTAAACGAATTACTTAGAAAAAGCGCTGAAATCAGCTGTTAATGGCATATAACTTGATGGTTTTTGTTGCTCTAGCTGACCATAATGGCTGTATACATCAAATCTTGCACCATTATTAGGTGTTCCACGCACACCGTTTGCATCAGCACCACCTGGAGCACCACCTGGAGCACCAGCAGGAGAAGGACCACCAGCAGCAGAACCATTTTGCCCAATAGCATTTACATTTGTAGGATCAGACTCAAATAATCCGCCAACTGCACCACCTACTTGTTCAGCACCAGAATATATTGCTGAACCTGCACCAGAAACAACATTTCCGGCTGCATCTACCACAGGAGAAGCTAGTTTTCCAACACCAGAAGCAGCTGCACCGGTAACATCTACCGCGGTATCAACAACATTTGTTGCGACATCTCCTGTTGTTTCTATTGCAGTATTTGCTACATTACCCGCAACTTTTACTGTACTTGATAAAGGATCTGTATTGGGATAA